CAATAGCAACAGGATATTCAAATTTATTTTAAAAATATATTTATATATAAACACATAAACAATGGCATTAAACACAGCACCAATTTATTCCGGAGTAGGAGACGTACAGTGGGGATCAACATCATTAGTAAACGCAAATCCAAGCTATGAAGCTAATGGAACAGGATCTGTAGTAGTATTTACAGCAAGTGCGTCAGGTAGTTTTGTACAAAGAATCCGTTTTAAAGCATCCGGCTCTACTACAGCAACAGCCGCTCGTATATTCATTGGCAATGCAACAGCAGGAACTCTTAGTGGATCAAATGTGATACTATTTGATGAAATAACATTACCCGCAACAACATTATCACAAACTGCGGCTCAAGCAGTATACGAGTTACCAATCAACGCTGCTCTACCGGCTAACTATAAAATTCAAGCCACTATAGCAACGCAGCAAGTAGCAGGGGGTGGATGGTATGTTTCAGCTGTTGGGGGCTCTTATACAACACCATAAAATTAATATAATATGAGATATGTTCTAATGCAGGGTTCTGACGACCCGACTATTGAATTCTATTATGTGATGGACGACACATTACAAAATGTAATACAAGTAATAGATAAAGACTGCAATGTTATAACACCAGGAATATCACATCAAACAAAAGAAGTTGATGTAAAACCACCTTGTATTGATCTTCAACCCTAAACTAGTTTATGTTAGACCTCTTTCACATACCATCTAATATAGATAGTACTAAAATATTTTATGCTCAAGGAGCAACAGCTTGGCAAACATGGGAAAAACCACGTAATGCTAAATTCATACAAATATTTTGTTTAGGCGGCGGAGCAGGAGGAGGTGGAGGAGCCGCTTCAACTTCTAATGCAACCCTGACCCGTGGAGGTGGAGGAGGTGGAGCTAGCGGAGGTATAACTAAAGCAATATATCCGGCTTTTCTACTACCAGACGTATTATATATTCAAGTTGGACTTGGAGGAGCAGGAGGAGCTGGTGCCCCTGGTAATGGTAATGGGGTAGGTGGTACAGCGGGAGGGTTAAGTTATGTATCAATATCACCATCAACAACAGCTATAAATTTATTAGCCCAATCAAGTAACTTAGCAGCAGCTGCAGGAGGAGGAGCAGCTGCTAATGCTGGTTCGGCAGGAGCATCAGGAGCAGCTTGGGTAACAACATCAAGTCCCTTTGTATCGCTAGGATTAGTATTAACGTCGGTAACAGTAGCTGGTACAATTGGGGGTAGTGCAACAACAACAGGTTCAAATACAACTGCATTAACAACCAACGTAATGATGGGTGGAGCTGGAGGAGCTGGTGGTACATCAGGTTCTGGTGCTTTTAATGGAGGAGCTATATCAGGATCTACTGTTATATTAACAACAACTCTTTTAGGTGGATTAGCGGGTGGTGGAACTACTGCTAGTGGATCTAATGGCTATGGATCTCTAATACCTTTTTGTGGAACTGGAGGAGCAGGTGGTGGATCATCACAAGGAAATCCATCACCAGCAGTTGGAGGAAATGGGGGAAATGGATACTATGGATGTGGAGGTGGTGGTGGTGGTGCCGCTTTTACTGGACCTGTAGCTGGCAGAGGTGGTCGTGGAGGAGATGGTTTAGTAATAATAACAACAATATTCTAAAATGTTAGATTTATCATATTTTCAAAATAGTGGAAATGTAAATACACAAACATTTACAAACGCAGGTTCTTGGGTGACATGGGTTAAACCAAGAGGGGCTAAGTTTGTAAACATATTCTGTATGGGAGCAGGATCGGGAGGAGGAGGTGGATTTCAAACTGGTTCTGCTACAAGATTTGCAGGAGCTGGAGGTAGTTCTGGAGGCGTTGTAAGTGCTCAATTTCAAGCTTCTATACTTCCGGATATACTATACGTTTACACAGGAGTAGGAGGAGTAGGTGGTACTGGTGGAGCAGCAGGAATAGTAACAGCAGGAGGTAATGGAGAAAGATCATTTGTTTGCTTAATACCAAGCACATCATCAATACAAAATATAGTAGTAACATCAGGAGCTGTAGCAGCTATCGGGGGTCAATCAGGATCAGCAGTTAGCCCAGCAGGTAGAAGTGGTGAAACACAAGCAACAACAGCAAATGCTATATTTTTAAATTTAGGAACTTTTATTGCAGCAGCAGGTACGGCAGGATCCGCTCCTCAATCAAGTACAACCTCAACAATAAATTTTATTAATTTTCCTGGAGCAGGAGGTGGAAGCACAGGTAATGGAGCTAATGTCACAGTAGCTGGACCATTTCCTATAACGACCCCAGTAGCAATCGCTGGGTCAGGCGCAACTAATGGCCAAAATGGAAGAAACGGATATACGTTAACAAAGCCTATTTTAGGATTTATGGGAGGGAATGGAGGTGGTGGAATAGCTTCCGGAGGTACAGGCAATGCCGGTAATGGAGGAAATGCATCATATGGATCAGGTGGAGGTGGTGGTGGTAGTGCTCAAACAGGTATAGCAGGTAATGGTGGTAGAGGTGGCGACGGACTTATAATTATAACAACAAGTTTTTAATAATATGTTAGATATATTTGATATACCGGGACAACAAGATAATGTAAAGATATTTTATGCTGCTGGTATAACTGCTTGGCAAACATGGACTAAACCAAGAAACTGTAAGTTTATTTGGATGATGTGTATTGGAGGTGGTAGTGGTGGATTTGGAGGAGCAGGTGCCGGAGGAGCAGCTAATGCCCCCGGTGGACCAGGAGGAGCAGTTACTAAAGCATTATTTCCCGCTAACACACTACCAGATACTTTATTTATCCAACCAGGAACAGGAAGTATAGGAGGAGTAGGAGCAGCGAATAATACTAATCCATCACCAAGCGTACCTGGAAGAAGTTTTATTGCTATAGCACCGAGTAGTGCTACTGTAATGAATATAGTATGCACATCAGGATTAGCTAATGCGTCTGGTACAACACCTGAATCAGCAGCAACTGTAGCCGCAGCTGGATTACTATCATTAGGGAATTTCACATCTATAGCAGGAGTTGCAGCTGCCGCTGGTGGATCTAATTTAACACCACTAACTACAACTATAACATGTGCTGGAGCTAATGGATCCGCCGCAGGAGCTGTTGCAGGAGCTAGTATATTATCTGTAAATTTGGGAACATTTAATACACCACTCATTTCGGGAGGAGCTTCAGGATTGATTGGAAACAGTGGAGTATGGTTTTGGAAACCAATGTTTGGTTTAGGAGCATCAGGAGGAGGCGGAGTTACAAGTGGATTAGCAGGTAATGGAGGTAGTGCAAATTCATATGGTTGTGGAGGAGGAGGAGGAGGAAACTCAGGAGCCGGTACTGGAGGTAATGGAGGTAGAGGAGGAGACGGTTTAGTAATTATAGCAACTTTCTAAAATAAATTTGGTTGTCTCCATTTTCTTGTATATATTTATATCAAACAAAAATAAATAAATTATGTCAATCGTTATTACAATTATCATTGTAGTATTAGTAAGCGTATTAGTTGCTAAATACTATCCAAAACAAAAACAAACAACAATTTTAGCTCAAGGTGAAATATTAATACCAGAGCCAGAAGTTCTACCAAAACCAGTTGTAGAATCAATTCCTGAAGTTGTAGTTGAACCTACTCCTGTAGTTGAAGCACCTAAAATGGATGCTAAACCAAAGAAAAAACCACAACCAAAAAAGAAACAACAACCAAAGAGTAATGCTTAAATTAGTAGAAATAGCTAAGGCATGGATTGCTGCAGCTAATCCTACCCCTGAGCAAAAATATATAGCTGAACAACGCATAACAACGTGTAATGCTTGTCCATACAAGGAATATCAAAAACATTTGAATATATATACTTGTGGATTATGTGGTTGTCCTTTAGATAAAAAAATATTTTCACCTCTTTCCGGTGATAAGGCATGTCCTGATAAACGCTGGGAAGTATAAATAAAGATTATGTCAGAAGAAGTAAAAAAATTAACAGAAGAAGAAATTGCACAGATTAAAGAAATGCAAACACAATACAACAAGTTTGTATTTGAATTAGGTAGTGTTGAAGCACAATTATCTGAAGTAGCTGCTCATAGAATAGCTATGGAAACAGAAAAAAACAATATATTAGGTGATATCAAATCACTTACTGTTAGAGAAAAAGAATTATTAACATCACTTCAAGAAAAATATGGTGTTGGTAATATCAATATAGAAACTGGTGAAATAACACCATTCTAATAATAGCTTCTGCGTTTTGCATGGTTTTGTAGATATTTATTACTAGGTAACACAATATATAAATTTAAAACAAATCACATAAAATGTCAGAAGTAATTCTATCTCCTGGTGTATTCCAGATTGAATCAGACCAAAGCTTATATACGCAAGGTCCACAAGTAGTGGGTGCCGCTATCGTAGGCCCTACAGTAGGCGGTCGTCCTTTAGTACCGACTTACGTTACTACTTATACACAATACCAATCATTATTTGGTGACGTATTTAAAAGTGGTAGCTACTATTATGAATACTTTACATCAATGGCTGCTAGGGAATATTTCCAAAATGGTGGTCAAACATTGTTAGTAACTAAAATCATTAGTGGTAGTGCAGCCGCATCAACATATGCTACATCAAATCTACCATCAAATATTTTATCTACTACCTCATCTGTTACTTTTAGTAGTGCTAGTTTGATTCCATTTACATCTCCAACAGGTTCATTTATAGTAAATGGTATTACAATTGCTATAACAGGTAGTACTCTACCAGCAAATACTTCAACAACAATATTTGTACCTACAGGATCAAGTTTTGCCGCAACATTAGGTAATATAACAGCATCATTTAATGTTAGTGCTTCTTTAGCAACATATAGTGCATCTTTACAATATATAACGTCAGCTACATCTGGTTCTCCAGCAGCTGGTTTATTTTTCAATTCAACAACAACTGCATCATATACAGCAGCTTCTTCATATTATCTAACTTCAGGAAGTACAACAACATTATTTTCTGGAGCTACAGCTGTTGATTCATTCCAATTAGAAGTATTAAATTGGGGAACACAGATGAATAACACATCTAGTGCAGCAAACGGTGCCTTAGATAGTGGTTCAGCATTAAACGTACGTTGGGAAGTAACTAACGTAGATACAGGAAGTGGTCAATTTACACTTGTAGTTCGTCGTGGTGATGATAATCAATCTCAAAAGAATATATTAGAAACATGGGCAAATATGAGTTTGGATCCTCAATTACCAAACTACGTAGCTCGTGTTATTGGTGATTTAAAACCAGCATATAATCCTACAACAGGTATAGTAGAATTCTTAGGTAATTATGGTAATAATTCAAGATACGTTCGTGTATCATCTATAACTACTCCAAACGTAGATTCAATTGATAATAGTGGATATTTTAAATCAGGTTCATACGGTCAAACATTACCAATAGTTGGTAGTGGTTCATATGGTGGATCATTTGCAGGTGGAGTTACAGATACTAATGCTATTAAACAAATGTTTGAAACTATAGGAACAGGTCAAACTATATCTACAGGACCAACAGGTAATATACAAGGATTCCAAGCATCAGATTATACTCCAGCATTTACTTTATTATCAAATCAAGACGATTATCAATTTAATGTATTGATGGCACCAGGTGTTGGGTTGGATTGTTCAGCTGCTACAACTATGATTTCATGTGCAGAAGGTAGAGGTGATGCTATTGCAATTACAGATGCTGGAGATTATGGAACTACAATCACACAAGCAACAGCTAACGCTGCTGGTCAATCAAGCAACTATGCAGCAACATATTATCCTTGGGTTCAATTATTCTCAAGTAATTTAGGTAAGACTGTATGGTGTCCTCCATCAACTGTAATCGGTGGTGTATTAGCATTCAACGATCAAGTAGGTGCTGAATGGTTCGCACCAGCAGGTTTAAATAGAGGTGGTATTCCATCAGTAGTACGTGCAGAACGTAGATTATCTCAAACAGATCGCGATACATTATATAGCAGAAATGTTAACCCATTAGCTACATTCCCAGGAACTGGAGTATGTGTTTGGGGTCAAAAGACATTACAACGTAAACCAACAGCTCTTGATAGAGTAAATGTTCGTCGTTTGTTGATTGCATTAAAAGGATTTATCGGTGGTGTTGCTCGTAATTTAGTATTTGAACAAAATACAACAGTAACTCGTAATAGATTCTTATCTCAAGTAAATCCATACTTATCATCAGTAGTACAACGTCAAGGTTTATATGCTTATAAAGTAGTAATGGACGATACAAACAATACACCTGAGGTAGTAGATCGTAACCAATTAGTAGGTCAGATTTATATTCAACCAACTAAAACTGCTGAATTTATTATCTTAAATTACAATATTCTTCCAACTGGCGCTACATTCCCTGCATAAGGGATTGTAGTTCCTAATATTTATTGATATAACAATAACAAAATAAAATACAACATAAAATGGCAGTATTAGATCCAAATGAAATAATGTTTACAGCGTTCGAACCAAAGGTTCAAAATCGCTTTATCATGTATATAGATGGTATCCCAGCATACCTAATTAAGAAAGCAGCAGCTCCTGGTTTTGAAGCTAACGAAATAATTTTAGATCATATCAACGTTTACCGTAAAGTAAAAGGTAAGGTAAAATGGGATGATATATCTTTAGAATTATACGATCCAATCACTCCAAGTGGTGCTCAATCAGTAATGGAATGGGCTCGTTTAGCTCACGAATCAGTAACAGGTAGAGATGGTTATAGTGATTTCTATAAAAAAGATCTTACATTAAATATCTTAGGACCAGTTGGTGATATCGTTGGTGAGTGGATTATTAAAGGTGCTTTTGTTAAGACAGCCAAATTTGGTGATTATGACTGGTCATCAGGAGATGCAGCAGTTACTTTAGCAGTAACAGTTGCTATGGATTACTGCGTATTGAACTTCTAAGGAAAAACCACAATTATAAAAAGAAGCGTTTGCCTATTTGGCAAGCGCTTTTTTCTTGCATATATTTATATACGCAACAAAAATAAAATATGTTTATGGCAGAATTAAAGTTACCAACAGAAATCGTTACATTACCATCAAAAGGTTTATTGTATCCAAAAGAATCACCACTTTCTAAAGGTGAAATTGAAATGAAATATATGACGGCTAGAGAGGAAGATATCCTTACTAACCAAAATTACATTCGTCAAGGCACAGTAATTGATAAATTATTACAATCATTAATTGTAACTCCTATTAATTATGATGACTTATTAATTGGAGATAAAAATGCAATATTAATTGCAGCGCGTATTTTAGGATATGGAGCTGATTATTCATTTAAATATACTAATGAACGTGGACAAGAAGTAGAAACATCCGTTGATTTATCATCATTAAAGGAAAAAACAATAGATGAAACATTGTTAGAAAAAGGTGTAAATGAATTTACATTTGATTTACCTAAATCAGGTAATGTAGTAACATTTAAATTGTTAACACATGGTGATGAAAAGAAAATTGAGCAAGAAATAAAAGGATTGCAAAAAATAAACCCAAATACTACTACAGATATTACTACAAGAATGAAATATACTATTACTTCAATTAATAGTAATCGTGAACAAAAATCAATACGTGAATTTGTAGATACATACTTACTAGCACCAGATTCTAGAGCATTACGTGAATATTATAATAAAGTACAACCAGATATTGAATTAAAATTCATCCCTGAAGATGAAAATTATACAGGGGAGGGTATAAATATTCCAATTTCACTTAACTTTTTTTGGCCTGACGCCGGAGTATAGACCATATCTATTCAAACAAATACATGAAATAGTGTTTCATGGAAGTGGTGGATATGATTGGGATACTGTTTATAATATGCCATTATGGTTACGTAGAACTACGTTTAATTTATTAAGAGAGCATTATGAAAAACAGAATGAAGAAGCAGAAAAGCAACAAAAAATGTTATCAAATAATAAAACAAGTAAAGATATATCACGCCCAAATATAGCTCCATCTCCAACTTATACTGCAAAGGCGCCTAGAAAATAGGCGCTTTTAATATTTATACATATAATACTGTATTACTTATGGCAACACCTCCAAATCAAGCAACCCAGGCAGACATTCAAAATAGTGAAAAACTATTAGATTTGTCCAACCAGTTAATTGATTCTATTAATGAACGTAGAAAATTATTAAAGGGAATTAATGCAGAGGAACAGCTATATTTTTCAACTGTTAAGCAACAACAAAAATTATCTCAGGATATTGCAGCAAATGCTGAAAAATATTTAGGCTATCAGATTAAATCAAAAGATTTAAGTAAGCAAATTAAAGCAACTGAAGATAATAAATCTAAAACAGCACAAGCCTTTGCAAAAATTCAAGGTAATATTACAAAAAATTACCAAGATGCTTTAAAAGCAAATACTCAGTTACTTCAACAAATTGATAAGGAAAATAAATTAAATACTTCTCTTTCAAATGAATTAGATAGAAGAGTAAGAATATATAATGATTTAAAAACACGAAAAGAGCAAGGAGAGAAAATATCAGCTAGAGACTTAAGATTAGCTTATTTGGCACAAAAAAATCTTATTGAAGAAGTAAAAACCTCAGACCGTCTTTTAAAAACTCTTGAAAAACAACAACAAGAACAAGAAGATAAAGCTAGAACGGCAGCTGAAATTCTTAAAAATGGTCAAGAATCATTAAAAGCTCAACAAGAAGAATTAGCATTTCTTGAGCGAAATTTATATGTTCGAAAACAAATAGAAAAATCTACCGGTTTATTAGGAGGATTAGCTAAAGCTGCTTCTAAAATACCAGGTATAGGCCAATATCTTAATGCTGATGAAGCCGTTGATGAAATGGAAAAATTAGCAGCTAAAATGGAAGAATCAGGACAAAGTGCAACTAGCTTTGGCAACAGATTAGAAATAGGACTTAAGGGACTATCAGTATTAGGTAAAGGATTGGTAGAAAATTTAAAATCTCCTGAAGCTATATTTACCTTTATTATATCTCAAGCATTAAAAGCTAACGCTCAATCCGTTGCTTTAGGGAAATCATTAGGATTTGGAGCTGATAAAGCAAATAAATTTAGAGAAAATTTAGCTGACATAGCTAGATCTTCTACTAATGTAAATGTTACAGCAGAAAGTTTAGTTGAATCTTTTAATGAATTATCATCCACAACAGGATTTGTAGCAAATTACTCAGCCGATACTTTAGAAACTCAGGTAATGTTAACTAAACAGTTAGGATTATCTGGAGAAGAAGCAGCTCATATTTACGAAATGTCTGTTTTAACTGGAAAGTCATCCAGTAAAGTAAATGATGAAATGTTAGGAGCATTTGTCAATACTAGAAACGCAGCAAAAGTAGGAGTTAATTTTAAACAAGTAATGGCTGAAGCTTCTAAAGTATCAGGACAATTACAAGCAAATTTTGCTGGAAACCCAGCTAAAATAACAGCAGCTATTGTTAAAGCAAAAGCATTAGGTACAACATTAGAACAAACTAAAGATCAAGGTGCTAAATTACTTGATTTTGCTTCATCATTAGAAAGTGAATTAAAAGCAGAATTATTAACAGGTAAACAATTAAATCTTGAAAGAGCAAGAGCAGCAGCATTATCAGGTGATCAAGTAGCATTAGCTGAAGAATTAAATAAAAATGTTGGTACATATGAGGATTTCTCTAAAATGAATGTACTTCAACAACAATCATTAGCTGAAGCAGTAGGTTTAACAGCAGATCAATTAGCTGAACAACTTAAAAAACAAAAATTAGCACAAGAAAGCGGTAAATCATTAGCTGAAATTACTAAAGATGAAGCGGCAGAAGCAGAAAAACGACAATCTGTACAAGATAAATTTAACGCTGCTATATTAAAATTACAAGATTTCTTTGGTAATTTAATAGCAGGACCTGTAGGACAATTATTAGAAGTATTTTCAAATATAGTAGGTATTATAACAGGTACTTTACAACCAGTATTAGCGGCAGTATTTACACCTATTAAGTGGGCTACTGATATGTTAGCTAAAATGGGAAGTTATTTAAAATATATTTTAGGAATATATATTGCTATTAAAGGAATACAATTAGGAATTAATATAGCTAAACAAGTTCAATTTGGTCTTGATGCTGCTAGTTTAATGCAAGAAGAAGGTAGTTTAGGTTTTAAAACAGCATCAGCATTAGTAGAAAATGAAACATTAGCTACAAAAATAGCAACATATACTGTAACAGGAGCTATATTAGCTTATGAAAAGGCTAAACAAGTTATATTAGGTATTCAAAAAGGTTATGAAGCTATAATGTTATCAATTAAACAACGATCATTATTAATGACTATAAGAGAAGCTTGGAAAAGTATAGCAGGAGCAGCTATGTCTGCTTATGAATCCGCTGCTAAAATACCTGTCATTGGTTGGGCTATTGGATTAGCAGCCGCTGGTGGAGCAATAGCTTTAGGGGCCTCATTGATGTCTAAAGGTAATGACGTTGTATCTCCAGGATATGGTAAACGTACATTAATGGCTCCAGAAGGAGCTATAGCTTTAAATGATAAAGATACAGTAATTGCTGGTACAGATTTAGGTGGAGGAAAAGGTAACGGAGGACCAGCAGTATCAATTGATTTATCACCAATGATAAATGCTATAAACGCTACAACAGCAGCTATTAATAAATTATATACTAAAGATTCATCAATTCATATGGATGGTAAGAAAGTAGGTACAACATTATCACAAGGTTCACATAAAGTTGCATAAAATATTAATATTTATACCAAACAATTAAAATAACATAACATGGCATCAGTACTCGATCAATTATCAACTAGCACATTAAGCTTGCAGGGTAATGGACTAAATCCAAATCCACAATCACCATCTTGGGGATATGTAGATTCAACAAATCAATTAGATCCTGCATTAAGTAATTTACAAAATACATACTCTGTAGATGGTAATCCTAATGAACGTATTGTAGATTTCAATAGGGCCGCATTAGGAGGAGTTACAACAATTACCTCTCCATCTTCTCTTGATGAATTAGACCCTTCAGCACCTAGAAATACAGAAGCAGGAACAGGTGGTGTTGTATCTCAAATTTACAAATCAGCTCAAGGTCGCAGATATAAAGATTTAGGCCCTCAACCAGGAAGATATTAATATTAATACATGCCAGGATTACTAACATTAAAAACTGACTTAAAATCACTTAAGTACGGACAGGATCAGCCTGGTGGTGGTAGTAGTGGTCAACCTTATATTAAAACCGATATTAATACAGTTGATAGTGGGATTAATAAATTACGTTTTACTAAATTTGATGATGGTTTAATTAGAGGTGGTACTGTAGGAGCAATAGGAGCATCAGTAGTAGATACTCTTCGTATTGGAAAATTCTTAACCGATTTTCCAAAGGGTCCTTTATTTATTACAAAACAAATTGGACTTCAATTATCAAATCCTCGTTTAGAATCTAAAGAATTAGGAACAAATCAAGCAACTAGCGGACAGGGTTTTTTTAATAATGTAAGTAATCTTGTATCTAAGATAGCCAATAGAATTGAAAATGCAGTAGGTCCTACTCGTATTTATAATTTAGGTATTAATACATTAGCACAAGTACCAATTAATGCAATTGGTGGTCATATTGTAAGACATGGATTTTTACCTATTGAGGATGAAAGTAAATATTATTTTAATGTAGTTAGAGATAATAATTTTGTAAATAATAATAATAGATTAGTAAGATACTCTAAAGAATTAATAGGAAATTCAAATGATATTGATAGCTACTTAGGAGGCCCAAGTTCAGTTTATGGTATAGGAAATACTACTATTAGACGTCGTGGAGATTACATTTGGTTAAATCAAGATACTACTGCTAATAAATTTGCAACAACTGAATCTTTCATACTTAGTAATGATCTAGCAGGTAAAACTAGAGGTGATAATGGTAATATTGAACCTGTACAAATGGAGTATAGATTTAAAGGAGCTTCTAATTTTTCCTCTTCGATTTATGCTTCTGGTTCTTTTCCGGCTTTAGGAGATCCTATTGGATTAGATGATAGAAATGCTGTTTCTAATATTAATGAAGATAAAACAGGTATATATCATTGGAACAAAAATTCACCTGTAGAAAGTATTAAAATAAAAGATACTATTGATTATAACCTATCAGAAAAAACAGGATCAATATTTTCTGATTCTGATTTCCCTACATTACCAACTTTAATTAATAATAATACACCATTTTTTTTCAACCCAGCAACAAGTGCTGATAAAAATTTAAAACAATTTACATCAAGATTAGGGAATAATGATTTACCTGAATTAAAAAATATAAACGATACTGTTTCAGGTTCAGGCCCATCTAGTTATCCTGGAACAAATGCCAATTCTGTACAAAATAAAGATGGAGTACTATCTTTACCAGCATTAGTTTATAATTATCCAAATCCAGCATTAAAAAAATATAGTGAAATAAAACAACAAGTAGATAGAAAAAATGTTGTTAAACAAACTAATTTTAAAACAACTCCTGTTTTTAATAATAGAGATAGTAAAATTTTTAAATACAATACAGGGGCTAAAATTACTTTTAATAGGGTAAATGATAGACAATTAGATAAAGATGAAATTAAAGTAATTTTCTCTCCAATACAACCATTTACAGGTAAAGAATCACCAATTCAATTCTTAGCATATATAACAAATTATAGTGAAGATTATAATAGTGATTGGGGTGATGTAAAATATGTAGGTAGAGCTGAATCATTTTACATATTTAAAGGATTTAAAAAAACTGTATCACTTGGCTTTCATGTACCTTGTTTCAAGTCAGCTGAATTAACAGAAAATCATGCTAAATTATTTAAATTAGGTGGTAAAAGTTTAGCGTATGCTTTAGCAGGACAATATAACGAAGATAGCCTTTTAGGTGGTGTTATTATTAAATTAACAGTAGGAAATTATTTAGTTAATAGTCCTGGAATAATAACAAGTTTAAAATTTGATATTGTAGATGGTTCATCGTGGGACTTAAATAAAAAATATGCTCATATACTAAAAATTGACATTGGATTTACAGTTATTGGTGATGAATTACCTATATATGAATCAACAACATTTACTGCACCACCACCAGGAGATCCTCCTAAAGAAGCAGATGATGACCCAGCACCACCAGAAGAGATTGATTTCGATTTTCAATTACCACCACCAGTAAGAGATAATACTAATAATGTATTTGGTACAGGACAAGGACCTGGTGGGGGATTTTAAAACAATAAAATATGGACCGTTATAATTCAAAAGATACATCAAAGACAGCTCAAGGTAAACCCTACTATAAAAGTAGATTTTATCCTAATGTACCTTTATCCTCAGATGATATATATGTTATTACAACTGTAGGAGATAGACTTGATTACTTATCATATACTTATTATAATGATAGTACCTTATGGTGGATTATATCTATGGCGAATAATAACATAACAAAAGGTTCATTATTCCCAACACCCGGTACACAATTAAGAATACCACAAAATATAAGTAGTATTATAAATCAATTTAATAATTTTAATAAAGAAAGATAAATGTTATGTCTATATTTAAAGCAACTTTTCCTGAAGGTATTCAAAAGCAATTAAAGGCTCGTCAAGATAAAATATTTAAAAGAGATTTTGAAGCAATAAAATATCTTAATTCACGAACAGCATGGATTAGAATGACATCTGCTGTTAATACAGGAGCTAGTGAAGGAAATGATGGTACAAATGCATTAGCAAATAATAATGTTTTATTAGGTGGAGCTTTATACAATAATGCTCCTAGAAGTGGTGTTGGTACAACTGGTACAGAAGCATATAGTTTAAAAACATCATCTGGTGTTACTCATAGACTTGGTATAAGACCAATGCCCGGTATTACGGGAATAGAAATTAAGTCTAAAGGTGGATATGGTTCATTAAGAGAAATAACAGTTAATTTTAATTGTTGGGATATACGTCAATTAGAAGAATTAGAATTATTATATATGCGTCCTGGTTATACTGCTTTAGTAGAATGGGGATGGGTACCTTATTTAGATAATAATGGAAATTTATCTACGGTTATTAATCTTACAAATGATGTTTTAACTGGTGGAAAAACCAAAGAAGAAATTTGGAAAAATATATTTACAAAAGCATCTTCTGATGGTAATTATGATGCTATATATGGTTTTATAAAAAATTATAGTTGGTCCGCTAGAGATGATGGTGGATATGATTGTACTACTAGTCTCATAACAATGGGCGAAGTTTTAGAATCATTGAAAATTAACTACATATCATCTCAAAAAATATCATCACCACAATCTAAAGGATTATTTAAAGTATTAGATGGTTCTCAATTTCAAAAAAACACATCAATAAGCAAATCTTATTCCCAAAATAAACTAGCAGGGATATTAAATGAAATGTGGGCTATTGCTAAAGAAAAGATTACTGCATCCCCTGTAGGTGCTCAAAATATTACATTAGGAGGATATGAATATCATTTTCTTAGATACGATATTACTATAGCGGGAAGAGATGCAACCGCTATTAAAGATTCTTTTGTAGAAGAAGATCAACAAATATATATTACCTTAAAAGATTTTATTCATTTACTTAATAGTTATATTTTACTAAGTGATGAATTGTCAGGTACAGCAGTAGTACCTGTTTCTGTAACAGAAGGAGCTCATAATGGTGGAAAAGAAGGTGATCCTCTTTTATGCTTAGGAAATAAATTTCAGTTATCAACAGATCCTACAATATGTCAAATAAAAAATATGGCTTGGACTAACTTAGCAAGTTTAGGACTAAGTGTAGAAGCATTTTTACAAGCCACAGATACAGAAACTTTAAAAAGTTTAATGAATACAATGACAGAAAATTTTCTACAAGATCCTGATAATAAACAATTAGGTATTATAGGAAATATATATGTTAATTTAGGTTATATTTATTCTTTAATTGTAAATGATGATTTAGCTAATGCTGATTCGAAAGAAAAAAAAGATGTAAATTTATATGATTTTTTAAAAAACATGTTGAGTGGAATCAATTCATGTATAGGAAACGTAGCGACACTTGAATTATTTGTAGACCCAGTAGATTCAGTAGCAAGAATTATAGATTTAAATTATGTTGAACTACAAGATAGAGCAACAACATATAAAAATGCTTTCACTCTTGAAATTGCAAATTTAAAATCAACTGTAAGATCATATAAACTAGAATCTCAAATATTTCCAGATCAAACAACAACAATTGCAATTGGAGCTCAAGTAAAAGGTGGAGCATTAGCTTCTGATGATAATACTTTATTGGATTTTAATAAGGGTTTATTAGATAGAATAGTTCCAAGAAAAGTAGAACCACCTATAGCAGAAGATAAAAAAACAAAAGATGAAGAAATAGCAACAAAACTAACAAATTTAAAATCAAATGTTGATGTTATACTTAGCTATATCAACACAGCCGATCCTAGTTGGTATGAACATGCAGGTGATTTTGATGTTGCAAATTCTGGTAAATATGCTAACGCTTTAAAAGATATAATTAATTTCTATAGATCATTTGTAAAAGATAATAATAAAAATAGATCTATTATCCCTACTAAATTATCTTTAGATATGGATGGTATTGGTGGAATAGTAGTAGGAAATCTATTTAAAATACCAGATGATCTATTACCTAAAGGATATAAAGGAGGGGATGGTATTGGTTCAAAAATAGCATTTACTGTAAACGAAATAGGGGCATCCGTTCAGAATAATGATTGGGTAACTAAAATAGGAACACAATTCATTATATTAGATGAACCAGGAACAGGAACAACATCAGCAGCTTGGGCTGCGGCTACGGCAGAACTTATAAAGGTAGCAACAACAGTAAAAGAAGAAACAAAAGCTGTAGATACTGTTAATAAAATTGTTGGAAACTTAAATAATTTACCTGCTACCCCCTCAGGAAATGGAAATTGGAATACTTTAAATAATACTCTTTTAACTATATCTACTCAATTAGATCAATGGAAAGAAGCTCGTTCTAATCCTAATATTATTAATGCGTATAAAGAAGTAGGAGCACCTCAAAGTTCAGATTCAGTAGCATGGTGTGCTGCTTTTGTAGGGTATGTTTTAAAAACATCTGGATTACCTTATTTAAAAGGTAATTTAAGCAGTGTAGCTTATGCTAGATATGGAAATGAAGTTTCTCTTAATGATCCAACCCAATGGAGAAAATGGGACATAATAGTTTGGAAACATACTAGCAAACCAGGAACAGGACACGTTTCTTTTTTAACAGGGGTAACTAAAAGCGGAGTAACAGTACTAGAACCAGCAAGTGCTTTCGGTGGTAATCAAGGAGATAAAGTAAGAGTTTCAAAATATCCTTATAGAGGATCAGATATGGTTCTAATTGGTGTTAGAAGAAATTGGGTTCCACCAACTGATGGTCTTCCTGTAGCTTCTGGTGAGATAGGAGGTAATACTAGATAATAAATAAAATTATGGGAATAAGAATACCTAAAAATCAAATTGTAACAAGTAAGTATACTATTGGAAAAGAATACTTAGTTTTAAGTACTTATAAAGAGTATCAAGGGTATTTCTATGAAATAAATAATAAATTTTTTGCTGGTAAGGAATTTAGTACTAGTGCTCCTGAATTAATAAAAATGGATTCTGATAGAGTTAATTCATTATTATTAAATCCTGCAACAGCTACTTATGGAAAGATATCAAATATAAAAATAAATAATGTAACTCCTTCTCCTTACTATTTTATTCCTTCTGAAAAAGATGTTCAAGAAGGATATGCTTTTAGATATTTTTTAAGTAAAATAAATTCAAATCCAATTTTAATTAAAGAAATAAATGAAGATGATTATAATATTTTTTCTACTAATCCTCTTTATATAACTGTTAAACTTATAAATTATATTATACAAGACGGAGAGAGTAGAGATAATAACAATAATAACTTTACTTTTCTTTCAAAAGATATTGAAACCGCTGAAAAAACAATGCCTGGAATAAAATATTTTCTAGATATGGGGTAAAGCAAAATCCCTTTCGTATCTTCAATCTCAAAGGTTATGAATTATGTTTTACATTATCGAAAGACAAGATCAATTACAACAACTAGGTCCGTTTAATGATTGCTTCGTTCAGTTTATTCAACAAAACGACAACTATCATCCTAAACTAAGTCCACTAAGTTTAATTTATGTTCGTGATATAACACAACATAAAGGGTATATGCTGTGTTTAGACCACAACGAATCATTTTCACTACAACAACAAGATGTGTTTGAGTGGTTATTAGGAAATACTGATAGAATGTTTATATTGAATAAGAAAGAAGCAATGTACCACTTCCCATACCCAGATAAGTTATATGACATCAACTTTATTGAACACCCAGATCTAACAGGTATATTTACACCTTGTCATACATTCTATTATAGACTCCACACAGCAAGTCCAATAACAAATAAACTAATTCCAATTAGTAAACACTATGAAGAATGCGAGAATGCATTTGATGTAGTACTTCCAATAATACAACAGTACCGCTCAGATAACGCCGTTTATGCGTTTAATAACGGCCCTTTAACGCGCGTGTTTCACGCTATAGAATCAAATGGTATTAAAGTAGATAAACAATGCTTTATTGATGCTTATGGTAAAGATTTACTTTACCCACAACTCAACCTTAGTAAAGGTAGAATATACAGCCAATACAATCTATACACATTAACGGGTAGACCATCAAACACATACAACAGTATTAACTTTGCTGCATTAGATAAAAATAATGGTGAGCGTTTATGCTATAGACCAACAAACGATAAATTTGTTGAATTTGATATTCAGGGATATCACCCACGCATATTAGGTGATATGATTGATTTTAATTTTGGTGATAAAAACACATACGAAACGCTAAGTGAATTGTTAGGTGTAACAACACAAGAAGCTAAGGAACTAACATTCAAACAATTATATGGTGGTGTATGGAAAGATTATCGCAATCAACCCTTCTTTAAAGATATAGTAACATTAACCGATGGTATATGGGATGAATACCAATATGGTAAACAATATGCAACTCGCAATCGCGTATTTACATTAGATAAGGAAATGACACAATCTAAATTACTAAATTATATTATTCAGAGTCATGAAACATCAAACAACGTAGCGATGTTAGACAACATATTAAACTATTTGAAAGATAAGAAAACAAAATTAGTGCTATACACATATGATGCATTCTTATTTGATTATAGTAAGGAAGATGGTACCCAATTGTTAACCGATATCAAAGAACTGATACACTACCCTATCAACGTTAAACAGGGTAAGTCGTATCATGGTTTGGAGAAAATATAAATATTTATAATGGAACAACTAAACGAATTTTTTGACTTGAACAAATTATTCTGCACATTTACCTCACCAGCAGATTTAGAGGAAACGGTAGCGACGATTAATCGTAAATATGCAATATTATTTAATAAAGTATTTGTATTGGAATCACCACAAAGTGATGAACTAATATGTACTTATAATATTGATACAGGCAATATGGCGGCAGCACCTATGGCTAATACTATCCTA